TTAAAGCATTTAAAGATAGACCAATACAAACTCTTACAAAAACTTTTATGTATGTAACATTGCCATCTGTATTACTTTGGATGCGTAACCATGATGATCCAGATTATCAAGCATTACCTCAATGGAGAAAAGATTTGTTTTGGAATATTAGAGTTAATGGAACATATTATCCAGTAGCAAAACCATTTGAATTAGGTTTAATTTTTGGAACTGGTCCAGAAAGATTTTTAGATTATTATTTTGATAAAGACCCAAAAGCATTAGAAAAATTTAAAGATGCAATCGGAGTGCAAACATTTAAAGGATTAATTCCTATACCAGATGTTGTTAAGCCTTATTTTGAAACTAAAAATAATAGAAGTTTCTTTTTTGATAGACCTATTATTCCTCCGGGATTAGAAAATGTACCATCTGAATATCAATTTACAGATTTTACTTCTGAAACAATGAAATTAATGGCTGGATTAATTAGAAAATTAAATGGAGATGATTTTTCTGCTTTTTCTTCACCATTAGTTTTAGAAAATGCTTGGAGAGGTTGGACAGGTGGAATAGGTGGATATGTATTAACATTATCAGATTCACTATTAGATGCAGCTGGTATTGTAGATAGATCAAATAATAGAAAAAAAATGCTATCTGAATATCCAATTATAAAAGCAATATTTATAAAAAATCCAGACAGAAATGCAGAACCAATAACAGACTTTAGAAAACTATATGAGCCTGTTATGAAAAGACTTAATGCTGCAAGAATATTAGAAAATAGAGGTGAAATAGAAAAAGCAAAAATAGAGAAAAATAAATTACCTGCAAATTGGGTAGTATTAGAACAAGCATACAGAGCTTTACAGGTTCAAGAAGATGTTATAAGAAATATTAACGAAGCTAAAGATTCTACTCCAGAAGAAAAATTGTATTTTACAAATATTGTGTTAAAAGATATGATTAATGGTGCTAAACTTGCTGTAAATAAATATTATAATAAAGAGGTTTATACAATAAAACTAGACAATGATTAGGTAATTGAATATAGGTAAAACAACATGACAGTATCAAGCACAACAGTAAAAAGCACAGCATCAGGTGATGGTAGTACAACAGCATTTACTTATTCATTTAAGATTTTTGCGGAAACAGATTTAAAAGTAATTATTAGATCGTCAACAGGAACTGAAACTATTAAGTTATTAACTACTCACTATACAGTATCTGGAGTGGGAGATGCTTCTGGTGGAAGTGTTACTTTTACAAGTGGTAATATTCCAGCAAGTGGTGAAACAGTAGTTATTAAAAGAGAAGTTCCGCAAACTCAAGCGATAGATTATATCGCTAATGATCCATTCCCTGCGGAATCACATGAAGAGGGTTTGGATCGTGCAACTATGACTATCCAACAGATGCAAGAGGCACTAGACAGATCATTTAAAGTATCTGCAACTAACTCAATTACAACACCAGAATTTACAGATGATGCTGCTACAAGAGCATCTAAGACTTTAGGCTTTGACGAAACAGGTCAAAAATTAACAACAGTTGCAGACTTTCTACCGGCAGGTGGAGATAGTGCAATGTTTCAATATTCAACAACAACCGCAGACGCAGATCCCGGAGCAGGAAAATTTAGATTAAACAACGCAACAATTTCTAGTGCAACAATAATGTACATAGATGATTTAGAATTTAATGGCACAGATGTTTCAGCATGGGTACAAAGCTGGGATGATGTTGCGGGTAACGATACTAATAGAGGAAGAATAAGAATTTCAAAAGCAAATACATTAGATACTTGGATGGTATTTAAAGTTACAGGTGCAATTACAGATGCTACTGGTTATTCTAAAATAAGTTTAGTTTATATTGATAGTGCTGGTACTTTTGTTAATGATGATAAAGTATTTGTTTCTTTTGTAGCTTCTGGTGAAGATGGTGCAATACCCGGATATTTTTATAAGTTTGATACAGGTACATCTGATGCAGATCCTGGTGCTGGAGAGATAGCATTTAATAATGGTACATACGCATCTGCTACAGCAATTTATATAGATGATGCTGATCAGAATGGAGTAACTGTATCTACAGATATTTTAACTTGGGATGATTCAACATCTACTATTAGAGGTAACTTAATGATCTACGATATTAACGATAGATCAACTTATGCAAGATTTAATATAACTGGTGCTTCTACAGATGCTTCTGGTTATGTAAAATTAGCAGTTACTCATGTAGCAAGTAATAATACATTTAGTGCTGCTGATGAACTATCAGTACATTTTTCAAGGTCTGGTAATAAAGGAGACACAGGTTCAACAGGGTCTACAGGATCAACTGGTTCAACAGGTGCTACTGGAGCAAGTGGAACTAACTCACAACTTGCAATGACTTGGAGTTCATCAACTTCTGATGCTGATCCAGGTGCAGGTAAAATTGCATTTAATAATGGTACACTATCAAGTGTTTCAATTTTATATGTAGATGATGCAGATGATGCGAGTGCAGATATAACTTCATTTGTCCAATCTTGGGATGATGTATCTAATGCAGAAGCAAGAGGAATTGTAACTGTAACTAAAGAAGGAACACCATCTACTTATGCAACATTTAAAGTAACAGGAGCTGTAACAGATGCTTCTGGTTATACTAAAGTTCCAGTAACCCATGTAGTAAGTGCAGGATCATTTTCAAATACAGATGGTGTTGGAGTACACTTTAGTTACTCTGGTGCTGATGGATCTGGAGATGTTTCAACAGATGGAACACAAACTTTAACTAATAAAACTTTAACATCACCTAAAATTGGTACAAAAATAAGTGATACAAATGGTAATGAATTATTAAATTTAACAGCAACAAGTTCAGCAGTTAATGAACTTACATTAGCAAATGCTGCTACTGGAAACAATCCAAGTTTTACTGCATCTGGTGGAGATACTAATATTGGTGTATCAATTCTTCCTAAAGGTAGTGGTCAAGTAACAATAGATAATTTAACTTTTCCAGCAGCAGATGGAAGTTCTGGTCAAGCATTAGTTACAAATGGATCTGGAGCTTTATCTTTTTCAAGTGTTGGTAGAACTGGCACAGTTAATTGGCAGACAACTCCAAAAACAGGTACATTTACAGCAGCTAATGGAGAAGGATATTTTGCTAATACATCAGGTAGTGCATTTAATATGAATTTACCAGCAGGTTCTGCTGGACATATAGTTTCTGTAGCTGATTATGCTGAAAGTTTTGCATCAAATAATTTAACTATTGTTCCTAATGGATCAGATAAAATTGGTTCACAAAATCAAAATGCAACTTTATCAACTAAAGGTCAATCAGTAACTTTAGTTTATGTAGATTCAACACAAGGATGGATTAATACTATGGATTCAACTTCTAATGTAAGAGGTGTAAATCCTTACATTGTAGCATCAGGTGGAACAATAACAACTGTTGATACAGATTATAAAGTACACACATTTACAGGACCAGGAACTTTTACAGTTTGTAATGCTGGTACTTGTGCAGGTTCAAACAAAGTAGATTATTTAGTAATAGCAGGTGGAGGAGGTGGAAGTAGAGTTGGAGGTGATCCTCAAGGCGGAGCTGGTGGAGGAGGCGGAGGATTTAGAGAATCTGTGCCAAGTCCTGCTGCTTGGACAGTAAGTCCTTTAGCAAATCCAGGTAATGCAAGACCAGTTTCAGTACAAGGCTATCCAATAACAGTTGGAGGAAGTGCAAGTCCAACTACATTTTCAGATATTACATCAACACGTGGAGGTCCAGGTGGTGGTTTTATAGGAACTCCAGGTACATCAGGAGGATCTGGTGGTGGTGGTGGCGCACAAGGAGGAGGCGGTGGATCAGGTAATTCACCTCCTGTATCTCCTCCTCAAGGAAATTCGGGAAGTCCTGCACCAAGTCCAACTACACCAGGAGCTGGTGGAGGAGCTGGAGGTGGAGCATCTGGTACAACAGCAGGAGCACAAATTACAACAAACATTACTGGATCATCTGTAGGTTATTCTGGAGGCGGAGCAAATGGAACAGGTGCTGGTCCTAGTCCAGGCGGAGGAGGACCTAGTGGTGGTGCTAGAGGAACAAATGGAGCTACAAACACTGGTGGAGGTGGTGGTGGACAAAATGGTCCTGGAGGACCATCAGCAGGTAGTGGCGGATCTGGAATAGTTGTGATAAGGTACAAATTTCAAAATTAGGATATAATTATGGCACATTTTGCAAAAATAGGATTAAATGGAAAAGTTCTTCAAGTATTAACTTTAAATAATTCAGATATGTTAAATGCTGATGGTGTTGAAGATGAAACAGTTGGACAACAATATTTAGAATTACATAATAATTGGACAGCACAAATGTGGATTCAAACATCTTACAACACAGAAAACAATCAACATAAAAATAGTGGAACTGCATTTAGAGGAAATTTTGCACAAATAGGTTATACTTGGGATGAAGATAATGAAATTTTTTGGTCTAAAAAACCTTATGCTTCTTGGATAAAAGATTTAGCAACTGCTAGTTGGAAATCACCTATTGGTAATGCTCCAGAATTAACTGAAGAACAACAAAATAATAATTCTTATTATCAATGGAATGAAGAAAACCAAAGTTGGGATTTGACAAATACTTAATATTATTGTTTTATGTTTGGTGTGGGAATCAAAAAAAAAATTTTAACAGAGCAATCAATATATTATGGTGATGTAGCAATGCCTAAAGATTGGGATATTGACCGAGGTAAATTATTAAAAAACATTTTACAATCAGCAATTCAAAACAAAAATTTTCCATTATCAAAAACTTGGGATATATTAAATACTTATATCCAAGATCACATTGGTGTTGAATACGAGATTAATTTAATAAATAAATCAACGTGGGGAAATACTTATAAACCTAACGAAACAACTATTCCTTTATTAAATATTGATCCAGTTGATCTGCGTAACTCACCAGACTTTACATTATTGTATGGTGTAAAAGTTAAAAATTGTATGGTTAGAATACATTTTGAAGATAACAGACGTAAAGGTAGATCTTGGGATATAGAGCTTAAAGATAATATGTTCATTATGTTTCCATCAACAAATATGTATTACCTAACTAACAATCAAAAAGATTCATTAAACTTTGTCCAAACAATAACTTATGAATATATCTAACTATTATTGGTATTTTCCCTCGGCACTTACAACAAGATTTTGTGATGATGTTATAGCTTATGCAAATTTACAAGAAGAAGTTATGGCTAGAACTGGTAGCTATGGAGATAAAGAATTAGATAAACAAGAAGTAAAAGATTTAAAAAGAAAAAGAAACTCTGATTTAGTTTGGTTAAATGATACTTGGATATATAAAGAATTACACCCATATGTTCACGAAGCAA